TTAATTTTTCATAGAATAATTAAAAGGTTTGAAGAAAAAATAAAAGGTATCCTCTTCGGCGAGATTGATTACTTCCTTGCCACATTTCTGGGCATATTGCATCGTCTGAAAAGCACCGCCGGACTGGTGATCAACATAGCAGACTACCAAGTCAGACCTATCCACCATGCTGCGGTTTCTGATCTGAATAGCTGACTTCGGGTGGCTTCGAGCTGCCTCATCGCACACTTCTACTCGATCATAGTATTCATCAAACGAGTCAGCATTATTGGCATACTCAGCTTTCAGATAAGCCATCACCCAGATGAGTTCACTATTGTCATCCCGGATGTCTCTTTTTGCCCGTCTCACCGTGGAGGAGACAATCTGGTCGAATTCATCATCACGACCTATCAGAAGCTCAACATATTCTTTTTCTGTGATGAGTCTTCTGACAATGGCAGCAACCTTTTCTTCTGCATCGAAGAAGCGGTCGATCTGGCGGTGACCGAAGAAGGACACCGTGAAAACATCAAACACGCCCGTCATCACCCCTTTGCGTTTACAGACTTCGAGTGGACTTGTTTTATTTTGATTCGATTTCTTTTAATGTTTGACCCGCCGCGTTTTTCCAACTGGCGGGACCGCTAACGCTGTACCCTGTTACGAAATCTGCCGCCGCTGATGAGCTTGAAAAGAGAATGTCCTCTGTGGTGGTTAGGTCTTTGACCCTTCCGGCATCAAAATGCTTTTTCCTAAGAGCAATCGCTCCTTTATTGAGTGACTTTTCCGATGCCTTCTCGTTTATTGTTGAACCGGCAAGAAGGACAAAGCCTTCCGATGTAACAATGCCAACAGCCCTAACCGCCCCCGTATTCAAGTACAGCTTTTCATCCTCATCCGCCGAATCAGAGGTTTTTTGAACTGTGGGTTCAAGAACCTTATAACCAAGGGCGTTTATAAGAACTCGCACATTGTCGATGAATTCTTCCATAGCCGCAACATGAGCCTCTTTCATCACGGTTCGGCTGTAGGTGTTTTTTGTCAACACATTATACCGCTTGCACTCACGAGCGATTTGAACAAAGCGGTCTTCAAGATATCGAATAAGTGCTTTATTCAAGTCTCGACCGAGAAAGATTACCGCCGTTGTCCAGTAGAACTTTTCCTTTTCGGCATTGTAATCACGAAGGTGCTGTATGAGCCTATCCTGTACCGTTTCGGACTCTCCGATGTAAACGGAATCTGTATCGTCCTCTTCTTTGCAGAACAGAAAATACACTCCTGCACCTTTGATATCGTCACGCTTGCAATCAGTAATCTCAATGCGTGGTATCTTTATGGCTTTACCATTCCAATTGGATAGCTCCGCAATTATTAGGCTATCTGCTGTTCCGTTTGCCAGAAACAACTCGATTGATTTTCCATGTGCCATATCAACACCTCCGCATTATACCGAAAGATGCCCGTTGACGAACGCATCCGGGTAAAGGAACATTTTTTCACCAACATGGAATTGAACACGGATTTTCTTCTGTGCTTTGTCCATAAACGAGATTGTTCCTTCGCCGAAGGTCTTATGCTTGACTTTGTCACCGACCTTGACATCCGGCACTTTGATTTCTTCTTTCGGCTTTTGAACGGCAACTTGAACTGTGGAGGGTGTACCGACGGGTTTTGACGGCTGCGGAACACCATAACGTTGAGTAATTGTCGTAGCAGGTTTCGGCGGCGTACTTACAACAGGCTTCTTTACGACAGGCTGTTTTTCTTCCGGCTCGTCATCAAGTGCAGCAAGAATAGCGGACTGCAAAGACAGCGTTGCCTGCTGATTTGCATACAAGGCAATGCTCTGCGAAAATATGGTGGATGCTTTTCAGACAGTCGTGAAAAACATCACGCCGGTTATTGAAAACATCGTCAAGGCTCTGCCAACGGTAGTTGAAGCCTTGATTAAGGCTATTGCCGATCTTCTTCCAACGCTCCTCGAAACGGTCACGGAATTGTTCTCGCAGGTGCTTACTACGCTTTTGAGCCTGTTGCCGAGTCTTATTCCGGCAGCGGTCGAAGCGGTCATGACCATTGTCAATACGCTGATAGAAAACCTTCCGCTTCTTGTGGATGCGGCGGTTCAGCTTATCACAACTCTCGTTTCCGGCATAGCGGCGGCTCTTCCGCAACTCATCCCGGCAGCAGTCGAGGCGGTCATTACCATCGTCCAAGGTCTGGTGGACAGCCTTCCGATGATACTGGATGCAGCATTGCAGCTCGTGACCGGGCTTGCGCAGGGTATTCTTGACGCTATCCCCGTTATTATTGAAGCTCTGCCGGAAGTCATTATGTCCATCGTGAATTTCATCCTCGATGCCATTCCGCAGATCATCGACACCGGCATACAGCTTCTGACCTCTCTGGTTGAGGCTCTGCCGCAAATCATCGCCACCATAGTCGAGGCGATTCCTAAAATCATTGACGGCATCATCAATGCCGTGCTGAATGCCATACCGCAGATTATTGAGGCGGGCATAGAACTCCTCATTTCGCTGATCAAGGCTCTGCCACAGATCATCACGACTATCGTGGCGGCTATCCCGGAAATCATCGGCGGTATTGTGAATGCGGTCATCGGAAACATCGACAAGATCATCGTTGCCGGTGTGGAGCTGTTCGTTGCCCTCATTGAAAATCTGCCGACTATCATTATCGAAATCGTGAAAGCGGTTCCGCAAATCATAACCGGCATCGTTGAGGCGCTCGGCAAGGGTGTCAGCAAGATGGCAGAGGTCGGCAAAAATCTCGTGAAAGGTCTGTGGGACGGTATTCAAGGGCTTGCCTCTTGGCTGTGGAATAAGGTCAGCGGGTGGATTTCTTCCATCTGGGACGGTATCTGCGATTTCTTCGGTATCCACTCTCCGTCCAGAGAGATGGCTTGGGTCGGCGAAATGCTTGTCAAGGGCTTGTCCGGCTCTATCGAGGATAACGGCGATGAGGCTGTAAAGGCTGCCGAAGCTATGAGCGAGGACATTGACGACGTGATGAACGGACTCGCAAAAGATATGCAGACCGCTCTTCCGACTGACTTCAGCGTAAACGGCAATATCGGCTCGGCGATTACCGATGCCGCAAGAGGCGCGGTTCAGAGCGGTATGTCCATCATCCTCAACATCACGAACTTCAACAATTACTCCGGCGAGGACATTGAGCAGCTCACGAACGAGATTATGGTCACCGCCGGTCAGTTCGCAAAACGGAAAGGAGTGGTGTTCGCATGAACTACTTTGTTTACAACGGCATAAGCTCTGCGGATATGGGCATTCGCATTGAAAGCAAGAATGTCTTTTCTGCTCCGAAATATGATGTGCAGTTTGCGGAGATTCCCGGACACCACGGCGATCTGATTGTCGGCGGCGGTCGGTATCCCAATGTGCAGATAACTTACTCTGTGTTCGTCCCGGCGAAAACGGTGTCCGAGCTTGCAGAGAAAATCACCGCCATAAAACGGTGGCTCTATGCAAATCAAGACAGCTACCACACGCTCACCGATACTTACGATACGGCATTTTTCCGTAAAGCGGTGTTTGCTTCCCAACTTGACATCGAGGACGAACTGAATCGAATCGGAGTGTTTACCGTCAGCTTTTCCTGTCTGCCGTTCAGATATTCTTCTGACGGTCAGACGGCGGTGACCATTACTACTTCCGGGCAGTCGCTTACCAATCCCTACGGCTTTTCAAGCAAGCCTCTTATAAGGGTCAATGGAAGTGGCAGCGGTTCGATTACCGTTATTACCAACGGCTCGTTGAAAGTATGGCAGGTGCAGTCGATTGACGGGTATGTGGATATCGACTCGGAGCAAATGAACTGCTTCAAAGGGACCGTACTGAAGAATGACAAGGTGTCCGGGAATGGATTTCCAATACTTGAGTCCGGCTCGAACACCTTTGTCTTTACAGGCGGTGTGACTTCCGTTTCCGTGACACCGAGGTGGTGTACGCTATGATTCCTATTCTTTTCAAAGCGGACGCTACCGTTTTTACCACTTTCGGCATCGGTGTTCTCCGTGACTGCACCTCCTGCGAGGTCACGGAAGAGCGGAACGGTGCCTTTGAGTGCGTTTTCAAATATCCGACAAACGGACAGTTCTATGAGGAGATAAAGACCGAGCGGCTCGTAAAGGCAAAACCCAACGACACCGCAAACGACCAGATGTTCCGCATTTACCGCATCACGACACCGCTGAACGGTATCGTCACGGTGTATGCGCAGCACCTCTCCTATGATCTGTCCAACGTTGCGGCTCTGCTGTGGTCATCGGAAAGCATCTCTCCGTCCCTTGCGATGGAGAGACTTTTTGCAAATACGGCAACCGAACACAATTTCACCTGCCAGACGGACTACTCGGCGGCAAAACCGTTCTCGGTTTCCAAACCGAAAAGCGTCCGTGCCTGTCTCGGCGGCACCGCAGGTTCGTTTCTCGATCTGTGGGGCGGTGAATTTGAATGGGATAACTTCCTTGTCAAACATCATCAGGGACGCGGACAGCACACGGGCGTGGTTATCGAGTACGGCAAGAACCTAACCTCAATGGAGCATGATAATGACAACACCGAGGTCTACACGGATATGCTCCCTTACGCGGTGCAGACCGCCGAAGACGGAACAGAAACCGTCATCACGCTGCCGGAGGTGCTTCTCCCTATAACGGACAGCACACTCGTGCAGGATAAAACCCTTATCAAGGACTTCACGGAGTCCTTTGACTACGGCACCGTGATTACCGCAGATTTGCTTCGTGCAAAGGCAAACAGCTATCTGTCGGCAAACCCTATGGGCGTGGCTATGCCTACGCTGACAGTAGCCTTCGAGCCTTTGTGGAAACAGCCGGAGTATGCCGCAGTCCTTGAGCGTGTGTCTCTCTGCGATACCGTTACGATCCGACACTCGCTTCTGGGCATCACTTCAAAGGCGAAGGTCATCAAGACCGTGTACGACACCCTCGCGGAGAAGTATGTTTCCATCACGCTCGGCAGTTCAAAGGCAAACCTCATCAACAATGTCACGGCAGCGCAGACCGCAGCGGAGTCCGTATCCGCAAAAGTTGACCGCTTCCCGGCGCTTATAAACTCCGCAATCAAAACCGCTACGAGCCTTATCACGGGACAAAGCGGCGGTTATGTCGTTATCCACACAGATACCGACAGCGGAAAGCCTTATGAACTGCTTATCCTTGATACGCCGGACATAGAGAGCGCCGTCAATGTATGGCGGTGGAATCTCGGCGGTCTCGGCTTTTCGGATAACGGCTACAACGGTCCCTACGAAACGGCAATCACCGCCGATGGGCAGATTGTTGCCGACTTTATCACTTCCGGCACTCTCGTGGCGAACATCATCAAAGCCGGAGTGCTTTCTTCGCAGGACGGTTCCTCCTGGTGGGATTTGGAGAGCGGCGAAATCCACCTCTCCGCATATGCCACCACCACCCAGGTGGAGGAGGTTTCCGACCGAGTCGAGGTCATTGAAGACCAGAAGATGTACCGCCTTGTCATTACCTCAAGCAACGGGAACATCTTCAAGAACAACGAAATCCACACCACGCTTTCGGCAATGGTGTTCTCCTGGGATGTGAATATCACCGACACGCTCGATCCGAACCAGTTCATCTGGACAAGGGTGTCGGACGATGAGGAAGCCGATGAAGAGTGGAACGCCGCCCATTTCGGCGGTACAAAATCTATCGAAATCACAACGGCTGATGTCAATGTGAGGGCAACCTTCTTCTGCGACCTCATTGACACAACTACAAGAGCCAGCTTACTTGGCTGAAAGGAGTTTTATTATGAGCAGAGCACAGGGTCAATTTACGATTATTGACTACAATGACGCGCTTACCCTCACGGGTTTCATCGGCTCGAACCTTGCGAAAACGCAGATGTATAACCCGGACAACGGAAGTTACACCCCGGACTGGACTTCATCGAATATGGTGCTGACTCCGAGTCTGTACATCATCGGTACGACAACCGACCAGATCACTTCGGCGAATGTCACTCAGGTCAAGTGGTACGAGGGTTCAAGCTCTACGGCGATTACCGCCAACACCACCTATGGCTTGAGCGGTACGAAGAGCCACATCCTTACCATCAAGAAAAACACGATGGCGGGACTTCCCGGTATGGATTACCGCTGCGTGGTTACCTACAGGGATGACAGCACCGGGCTTACGCTTACGCACCCCATTACCATTTCACTTTCGAGAGTCGTAAACGGCTCCGGCATCGTTGACCTCATTGTCACCACGCCGAGCGGTAATGTATTCAAAAACACGGAAGTTGCTTCTCTTACCGCGAAAGCGGAACTGTGGAGAGGCTCGACCGTGGACACCACCAATGTCACCTACAAGTGGGCAATGATGGACCCGTCCGTCACATCGTCCTCTTCGCCCGGTTATGATGCCGACTTCGGTGTCGGTTGGAGAAAACTGACCGATACATCCGGGCAGTATTCCGGCACAACTACCGCCACCATTACGCTTTACGCTGCGGCGGTCGACAGCTATGCGGTTCTCAAGTGCTGCGCCAAGGATACGGACTCGGCTTCCGCTACCTACAACACCAAGTTCTATGATGTTGCCACCTTCATTGACAACTCCGACCCTATCCAGGTGGTCGTGACATCCACGGGCGGCGATGTCTTTAAGAACGGCGAAGGCTCGACCGTACTGACGGCAGTCTGCTATCAGGCGGGCGAGGAAATCGACTCCACGGGGTCCGGCACATACACTTGGACGAAATATAAAAAGGACGGCACTATCGACACCTCCTGGGGTACGAGCGGCACCAAGACCGGCAAGACCCTCTCGGTTTCCGGCTCGGATGTCGATACCAAGGCAACCTTCATGGTCGTTGTCGTTCTGTAAGGCGGTGATTCCATGAGAGCTGTTGCGCAGTTTACCATCACAAGCCTTTGTGATGTCACCACAAGCGATACCGCGCCGGAAAATCCGTATATGGGACAGCTCTGGGTCAACACCAATGTCACACCGCCCGAAACGATGATATGGAACGGTTCTGCGTGGGTCGTACAAAACAATCTGGAAAACCTACGCACGACCGTTTCCACGCTGACCACCAAGAGTGCTGAGTTCCAACAGTCCGTGGATGGTTTGAACAGCTATGTTTCAAACCTCACGCAGACGGTCGAAACGGTCAGCGGAGATCTGACGGAGGAGCAGCAGAAGGTGCTTGCCGCCGAGGGACGCATTTCCGAACTGGAACATACCGTGGACGGTCTTTCCCTTGCTGTTGAGAGGCAGTATGTCGGCGGCATAAACTTCATCAAAAACTCCGCAGGACTGAACGGCATAACGGATGATTGGATATATACGGGAACGGTCGAAACCGATGCATCAACCGATGTGCAGAACAATACAACCTCGGACTCCTGTTTCAAGCTCGGTTCAACCTCTGCTTCTACGCTGAAGCAAGTCATCACGGGTCTTGTCACGGGCGGCTCGTATGTATTCTCCCTCCGCGCGAAAAAGACAACGGCGGGTTATTCGAGTTACGCAAGGCTTCAGTACAACGGCAGTAAATATGCCTATGCCTTCAACACGACCTCGACCTTTGGCTGGACGGAATACAGTTTTGTTCTTGATGACGTGCAGGACAGCACCATCACGCTGTATATCTACAACCGCTATGCCGATCTGTATGTCTCGGATATGATGCTTGCCGAAGGAAATGCGGTTCACAAATGGACTCCCGCTCCGAACGAGATTTATACCGAAGAGGTAAAAATCGACCACAGAGGCATTGAGGTTTCAAATGCCTCATCCTCGCAGCGGACGGTCATCACGAACACGGAGTTCTCCGGCTATTACAACGAAGAGAAAATCTTCACTTTGAATAAAGACGAAACCCAGACGAAAAAGACCACGGTTGACGGCGAACTGACTGTCGGCAAGACGAAATTTGTGCCGATGCCTACTGCCTCCGAGGGCTTGAACATCGTCATACTCGATTAAGGAAGGAGGAGCATTATGGCATTAAGCGGTGAGTTTCAAAACTACCCGGTCAATAATTTTGGTCTGTATTGCACATGGTCTGCAACGCAGTCGGTCACGGGAAACTACTCCGATGTGACCCTCAATGTCTATCTGCATTACTACACCATTGAAGTCGGCGAAAGAAGCGACTCCACCATTGCGATAAACGGCACCTCGGAGACCTACACGGCGGCGGCAATCAAGGACTACACCTCCGGCTATAAGAACAAGCTGCTGAAATCAAAGACCGTCCGTGTAAATCACACTTCGACGGGTACGGCTACCAATATTCCGCTTTCGGCTTCCTGGCGGTTCAGCGGTACGTATTCCGGCACTTATGTCGGAACGATTACCGCATCCACGACCGTCAACCTTGACAGCATTGACCGAACTGCTCCCACGGTATCTTTCAGCACTTCAAGTGTTACGGCAAGCGGATTCAAGATTTCAGCCACTTCGTCCGCCACTTCCGACATCTGGCAATACAGTACGAACGGCGGCTCTTCCTGGACGCAGTTCTCCACGACTGCCGGAACATCCGCTTCCGTTACGCTTTCCTCGCTCTCTCCGAACACGACCTATTCCGTAAAGGTCAGGGCAAGGAAAAAGAGCAATCAGGTCTACGGCACATCTTCGGCTGTTTCCGTGACTACGCTCGGCGGTTCTGTGCTGAACAGCGTTTCAACGGTAACAGCGGACAATTCGACCGTTACGATTTCCTTGAATGTGACGGTTTACAATTCATCCTATACCCACACATTGACCCTCAAAAACGGCTCGTCCACATACCTTACAATCAGCGGTTTGTCGTGGTCAACGGGGACCGCTGCGAGGACAATAACTCTGACCTCAACGCAGAAGTCAGACCTTTTGTCGTATATGGCTTCCATCAAATCGTTCACGGGTACATTCTCCCTTGCAACGATGAGCGGGTCAACCCAGATCGGAACGGCTTCCACGGCAACGGCAACGGTGCAGACCACCTCGGCAAATTCCGCGCCGACCTTTTCGACCTTCACTTATAAGGACAGTTATTCCACCACAACGGCGATAACCGGTAACGACCAATATTTCATTCAAGGGTACTCCAAACTGCAGGTCACACCCGGAACGGCAACGGCGAAGAACGGAGCGTCCATAGCAAACTACACCGCAACCTGCAACGGCGTGAGCGTCTCCAATACCACGGGAGCGGCTATCACGGTCGGAGAGGTTTCCAAGAGCGGAACTGTGGCTGTTGTGGTAACGGTCACGGACAGCCGTGGCTATACGGCAAGCGTTACGAAAAACATCACCGTGGTCGCATACGCAAGCCCGAAGGTGTCCTCGATATCGCTTCGGCGAACCAATGACATCGAAACGGAGATGCAGCTCATATTCAACGGGTCGTTCTCTCCGATTACGATTGGCAGCACTAATAAGAACAGTCTGCTGTATGTGAGATATCGCTACAAACTGACAAGTGCTTCATCCTACGGCTCATATACGAGTATTCTGTCGGCGGTCACGGTCAGCGGCACATCCTTTTCCTACAGCAATCTGGAACTCTGCGACTTGCCGTCCGGCTCGTCCTATGACTTCCATCTTCAGATATGCGACAAGTTAAGCACGGCGGCGGCACTCGATCTTTACTTCGTTGTTCCGCAGGGTACGCCGCTTGTCGCTCTCCGTAAGCAAAAGGTCGGTATCAACACACCGACTCCGACTGTTGCTTTGGATGTCGTGGGTGATGCGAAGGTCAGCGGAACGCTCACGGCAACTACGCTATCCGGCACACTCGCCGCAAGCAAGCTGTCCGGCACGGTAGCCATCAGCAAAGGCGGTACGGGTGCGACAACTGCTGCGACCGCCTGTTCAAACATCGGCGCTTTGCCGAAGAGCGGCGGCACCATGACCGGGCAGATCAGCCGCAGCAACAACAGCGGTATGTGGATATACGGTCGAGACAATGCGATTATTCGAGGTACGACAAATTCATCCACGAGCAACTTCTATCCGCTGATTTCCGGCAAAGCCACAAGCGGCTCATGGGATGTCGGGGTTCTCGGAAGTTATCTTTATCTTTCCTACGCAACCGATACTAACTACAATGCCGGGACGAACACTACGACCACAGCGTATTTCAACACAAGCGGTAATTTCTCCGGCAAGGCGGCGAATGTCACGGGTACCGTTGCATTAGCGAATGGCGGTACGGGTGCAACCTCTGCGGCTTCCGCAAGAACGAACCTCGGTGTTTCCGTCACCTCGCTTTACAGCGGAACGCTCTCGTCCGGCAGTACGACATTCAATTACGGAAACTACAATTTCTATGTCATCATCGGTGTGCCGAAATCAAGCTCATCCATTATGACGTTGGTAGTGCCGAAAGCGGCGATTACAACTTCTGTAGCGACCTATCAGATTGCCGATGAAGCGAACTATCTGTGCATTAAACTCTCTTACTCAGGCTCAACTTGTACCCTCACAATCGGCAACGCAAGCGCGACCGGCTCGGTTACTAAAGTATATGGGGTGAACTGATATGCAAATAAAGAAAAATGAAAAAGGGTTCATTACGGATTTTGCCGTTATCGGAAATCTGGTGGATGGCATCGAAGTTGAGGAACCCGCCGACCTTGAACATTTTGAGAGTCACTTTGACGCTTATTCTGTCCGGGACGGAAAACTCATATTTGACGATGAGCAGGATGCCGAAAACCAAGAAAACGCTCTGAAAGATGATCTCCGAACACGCCGTGAAAAGGAGTGTTTCTCATTCATCAACAGAGGGCAGCTCTGGTACGGTATGCTCACCGTCAAACAAATCGCCGAACTGACGGCCTGGTATAAAGCGTGGCTGAAGGTTACGGAAACAAAGGTCGTGCCGGAAAAACCGTCATGGCTCGAATAAGGAATCAAGGCATCCGTGGAGGGTGCCTTTTTTCATACAAAAATTTAAGGAGGTATTTCCAATGAAAGAATTCTGGGCAACCATTCAGGTCATTTTCGCCGCCATTGGTGGGTGGCTCGGATGGTTCTTGGGAGGATGTGATGGGCTTTTGATTGCGCTCTTGGCTTTTGTAGCCATTGACTATGTTACGGGTGTGATGTGCGCCATCGTTGACAAAAAGCTGTCTTCTTCCGTGGGCTTTAGAGGCATCTTCAAAAAGATACTCATCTTCGCCCTGGTCGGTGTGGGACACATTATCGATACGATGGTCATCGGGACCGGCTCGGTTCTGCGCACCGCAATCATCTTCTTCTATCTTTCCAATGAGGGCATTTCCCTTATCGAAAACGCAGGACATCTCGGCTTGCCGATTCCCGCAAAACTGAAAGCTGTCCTGGAGCAGCTCCATGACAGAGCCGAAAAGGAGGACAAATAACATGGCAACTGTAATGACGAGCGCGGAGTTTGTAAAACGGCTCAAGGCGGCGGCAACCGACTACAAGACCCTCTATGTGATGGGGTGCTTCGGCGCGCCGATGAATCCCGCAAACAAGAAACGCTACACCTCGAACCACTCCTACAATAAGCAGGCGGCGAGAACGGCAATGATCAATGCCGCAACAGCCGATACCTTCGGCTTCGACTGCGTCTGCCTCATCAAAGGTATCCTGTGGGGATGGAGCGGCGATAAGAACAAGACCTACGGCGGTGCCGGTTATGCCGTCAACGGTGTTCCCGACATCGGTGCGGACAGCATGATCAAGGTCTGCAGCGGTGTTTCCACGAACTTCAGCGGCATCGTTCCCGGCGAGGCTGTTTGGATGGAAGGTCACATCGGCGTATACATCGGTGACGGTCTTGCGGTCGAATGCACCCCGAAGTGGGACAACGAGGTTCAGATCACCGCTGTCGGCAACATCGGTAAGAAGTCCGGCTACAACACCCGCACATGGACGAAGCACGGCAAACTGCCTTATGTGGACTATTCCGTTCAGCCTGTGAAGCCTGTCGAACCTTCCAAACCGACCGAACCCGACACTCCGGCACCGACCGAAATCAAGGAAGGCAGCAAGGTGGAAATCAAGGCATCTGCCGAGAAATACAATCCTGCCTCCTGCACCATTCCGGGTTGGGTCAAGTCTGACTATTACCACATCGTCACGCAGACCACTTCCAATGGTAAGCCTGTTGTGAAAGGCGGTAAGACCTGCGTTCTGCTCGGTAAGAAGGTCAAAAAGTCCGGCGGCAGCGAGGTCGCGGGCATCAACACCTGGGTGGCTGTCGATAACCTCACCCTTGTCGGTGCAAAGGCAAAGACCGAAACCTACCGTGTCCATACCGTTGTCAAGGGCGATACGCTCTGGGGCATCGCACAGAAGTATCTCGGCACCGGCACCCGTTATCCCGAAATCATGAAGCTGAACGGACTGACGTCCACGCTCATCTTCAGCGGTCAGAAACTGAATATCCCTAACTGATATGAAGCCCATCGAGGATTTTTTCTTCGGTGGGCTTTATTTTTTTTTGCCTGTTTTTTTCCGAAATGCCCTCCTCATGTTCATGGGATAGTGAGGAGGTGGTTCGCACATGACAGACCATCAGAAAACAAAGATAGCCGAAATGAGAAAAGCCGGATGCGGCTATTCTGAAATATCCAAAGCTCTGTCCGTTTCGAGAGATACCGTCAAGACCTTCTGCCGCCGAAACAACATCACGGTCGACAGCACGGAAAAACCGAAAGAGACGGCGGGAATCTGCCCGGAATGCGGAAAGCCGATAACGCAGATATCCGGCAGAAAACCGAAGCGTTTCTGTTCGCCGGAGTGCAGACAGAAATGGTGGAACGCTCACCCAGAGCGTATAGGTCAGAAAGCGGTGTATGAATATGTTTGCCACAACTGCGGTCAGTCCTTTACCGCCTATGGAAACAGTCACAGAAAATACTGCTCCCATGAATGCTATGTGGCGGCAAGGTTCAAAGGCGGTGAAGCCCGTGACTAAAGAGCAGATGACAGCGGAAACCAAATATCAGGCAAGCATCGCTCCGTTCCGAATTATGCTGAAAAACGGGCAGATCTCCACAGAGGATTATCGTGTGATAGACACAATACTCACCGAAAAATACCATCCGATTTTCGTTCAATTTATTCCTCCGAATTGACTGGATATATTTCAAAATCAGAGTTAATATGTCCGATACCAAAGGAGGGATACAATGGAAAAGGCTATCGTAAACATTGCCCCTGCCGCAGCGGAAACCCCTCGCACAAAACGTGTGGCGGCCTATGCCAGAGTTTCCTGCGGCAAGGACACCATGCTGCATTCCTTGGCGGCGCAGATCGATTATTACCGTGACTACATTATGATGAACCCGGAATGGCGGTTTGCCGGGGTCTATGCTGATGAAGCGAAAACAGGCACCAAGGACAACCGTGAACAGTTTCAGCTTCTCTTGACCGAATGCAGGAGCGGAAACATCGATATGGTCATTACCAAGAGCATATCTCGGTTTGCGAGGAACACGGTCACGCTTCTTGAAACCGTGCGTGAACTCAAGAGCCTCGGTATTGATGTTTTCTTTGAAGAACAGAACATTTACACCATGAGCGCCGAGGGCGAAGTAATGCTGACGCTCCTTGCGTCATTCGCCCAGGCAGAAAGCCTTTCGTGCAGCGATAACTGTAAATGGCGAATCCGCAAGGGCTTTGAGGAAGGACGGGCTTCCACCTGCACCATGCTCGGATACCGACTGGTGGACGGCGAAATAACACTCGTTGAAGAAGAAGCCGAAACCGCAAAACGCATATTTGATTTATACCTTGCCGGATACGGTCTTCAGAAAATCGCCAACACCTTGAATGAAGAAGGGTTGTACAGCATCTTCGGAAACGAATGGCATCCGACAACCGTGCGGAAAGTCCTGACAAACGAGAAGTATTGCGGAGACCTTTTGCTTCAAAAAGTATATCGTGAAAACCACCTCACGAAGAAAATGCGTCCCAACACCGGGGAACTTCCGCAATATTATGTGGAAGATGATCATCCGGCGGTAGTCAGCAGAGAGACCTTCGCAGCAGTCCAGAAAGAGCTTGAACGCCGAGCAGAAGAAAAAGCTCCGACTGTCGGAACGACAAGCGTTTTCACAGGGAAAATCCGATGCTCATGCTGCGGCAAGAATTACCGCCGAAAGACAACACCTTATAACATCGTCTGGTGCTGTTCGACCTACAACTCCAAAGGAAAGAAATACTGCCCGGACTCAAAGGTCATCCCGGAGGAAACGCTGAAACGGGCGGTAACAGACATATTGAAAACGGACGGATTTTCGGACGAGGCATTTCAAACGCAGGTTTGCACGATAGAGGCTCATCCGGGCAATCTGCTCCGTTTCATTTTTACGGACGGTTCGACCGCTGATTATGTGTGGAAAGACCGCTCTCGTTCCGAAAGCTGGACAGACGAAATGAAAGCCGCCGCCGGAAAAAAGACAAAGGAAAGGAACGCAAGTCATGGCAAATAAGACAGTCAAGAAAATCGAAGCCACGAAGCCTACGCTGTCGGCACAGTATTCGACTTTCACCCGAAAGCGAAAGGTCGCAGCCTATGCCCGTGTCTCAACGGCAAAGGAGGAACAAGAAAACTCCTTTGACGCACAGGTCAGTTATTACACGCAGAAAATACAGGCGAATCCCGAATGGGTCTTTGTCGAGGTGTACTCCGATGAAGGCATCACCGGCACGAACACCAAAAAGCGCGAAGGCTTCAACAGAATGATAGAAGATGCCCTTGCCGGGAAAATCGACCTTATTCTCACCAAGTCCGTCAGCCGTTTCGCACGAAACACGGTTGATAGCCTTGTCACCATTCGGCAGCTCAAGGAGAAAGGTGTGGAGGTTTTCTTCGAGAAAGAGAACATTTACACCCTCGATGCCAAGGGCGAATTATTGCTTACGATTATGTCCTCGCTTGCGCAGGAAGAAGCAAGGTCGATTTCGGAAAACACCTCATGGGGTCGAAGAAAGTCCTTCGCAGACGGAAAGGTCAGCCTCGGCTATTCCAATTTTCTCGGTTACGACAAGGGTCCCGATGGGGAGCTTGTAATCAATGAGGAGCAGGCAAAAATCGTGCGGAGAATTTATGCGGAGTTCCTCGCCGGAAAAACTCCGGGCGGCATAGCGAAAGGCTTGACCGCTGACGGCATTGAAACGCCCGGTCACAAGAAGGTGTGGCAGGCTTCCACGGTGCTGAACATTCTGAAGAATGAGAAGTATTATGGGGCGGCCATACTTCAGAAGCAGATAACCGTATCGTATTTGACGAAAGAGAAGCGTCCCAACACGGGCGAACTGCCCATGTACTATATTGAAAAAGACCATGAGCCTATCGTCTCCCCGGAAACTTTCCAGATGGTGCAGGAAGAAATGCGCCGCCGAAAGGAAGCCGGGAGCAATATGCAATGTGTGTCCATTTTCTCAAGCCGCATCATCTGCGGTGACTGCGGTGGGTACTACGGCAGAAAGATATGGCATTCAAGCACCAAGTACACCGCATGGCACTGGCATTGCAATGCCAAGTTCCAAAAGCGAAAATACTGTGAAACACCGACCCTCAAAGAGGAAAGCCTGGAAGAGACCTTCGTTGAGGTGTTTAACGGGCTGATCGCCGACAAGGACGAAATCATAGAAAACTACCGTCTTTGCATCGATGCCGTTACCGATGACAGCGAGTATCGCAGACAGCTTGAGGATTTGAACAACGGCTGCGGCGAAGTTCAGACGCTGATAAGAAGCCTTCTGATGACCTACAGCCGACAGGACACCGCCGATGATATCCATGAGAAACTCCAAGAATATGAGGAGCGGCTCGATACAATGGCTCGGCTCAAGCAAGAGCTTGATTTGAAGATAGCCGCCTGCGCCGCCAAGCGTGTGCAGATAACCGGCTTCCTGAACGAGCTTATGAAGCATGACGCTCCGCTGACAAATTTCGACCCGCTCGTATGGCAGGCGGTCATCAATTACGCTACGGTCAACCGTGACTGCACGATTACCTTTACCTTCCGGGACGGGACCGAAAAGACCGTGCCAATCAAGAACGGTGTCCGTCCTTACACGAAACGCAATAAGCCGCAGGAGGTTGACGGCAATGACGGATAAGAATCTGCTTGTAATCACTCCTCACAGAAAAGAACCCGGCAAACAACGCATCGCCGCCTACTGCCGGGTTTCAAGCCGAAGCGATGAACAACTGAACAGTCTGGCAAATCAGATCGATTTCTACCGCAGCCGATTCGAGAGCGATGATACCGTTGTCTTTGTCAGCATCTATGCGGAAGAGGGACTCTCCGGCACCCAAGCGGAAAGCCGACCGCAGTTTATGAAAATGATTGAGGACTGCCGTAGCGGTCATATAGATTGTATATGGACAAAAAGCGTATCCCGGTTCGGAAGGAACACCGTGGATACGCTTATTTACACCCGTGAGCTTCGGTCCCTGGGCATTGACGTCTTCTTTGAGAAAGAGAACATCCACTCCACAGAATCATCCGGCGAACTCATGCTCACGCTCATGGCGGCTTTTGCCGAGTCCGAGTCCGAAGCGATGTCGGAGAATATAAAATGGGGCAAGCGAAGAAGATATGAGCAAGGCATCACGGGAAGCATCACGCTCAACGGAATGTACGGCTTCCGGCAGAACAAAGGTGTCGTAACCGTTGTGGAGGATGAGGCTGATCTGGTTCGGCGGATATACAAGGACTTCATTGACGGCTACAGCTACGGCGAAATAACCGACAGGCTTATTGCCGATGGGGTGCCGACCCGAATGCCTGGTGCAATCTGGGCAAAGACCACCATTCAGCACATTATCCGAAATGAGAAATACTGCGGTGACTGCCTGTTTCAGAAGGCATTTATCGCAAACCCCATCACGCATCAGCAAGTCCGAAATAATGGAGAACTGCCGAAATATCTGGTGGAGGACTGCCTTCCGGCAATCGTGGATAAAGAGACATGGAAGCTGGCGCAGGCTGTTGCGGCAAGGCACACACCGCACAGGCAGGCACCGAATGAGCGGTATCCGTTTACAGGGAAACTGTTCTGCGGCGTTTGCGGTAAGCCTTACTACTATTATCATTATACGACCACCAACAAGCAGCCCCTTGCCGCGTATCGCTGTATGAGCCGAAAAACCCAATCGGCGGTCGAAGTGCCGGGGCAAACCTACACTCCACCGCACAAGGCCACCTTCAACCGCAATGCCTCGCCGGAACTGATAGCGTACAGAGAACGATACTGCAAACCGCCGAAGGAAAGACCGATGCTCTGCACAGACGTCCGCATTCCGATTGACCTGCCGCAGAAGGCATTTTGCCGAGCGTGGAATCTCATCGTAGCAAAGAAGCTCCGCTATCAGGCAACGCTGCGGTCAACGGTCGATAATGCCGAGGACATCCTCGTCCGATACCGTGCGGAAGAGATGTGCCTTCTGATTGATGAGATTGGAAAAATCACCGAGTTCAGCTATCCGCTCATGCTCAAAACGCTCGACAGGGTCGTTGTAAACACCAACGGGAAACTGACATTCATCTTTCAGTCCGGCATAAAAATCACAGTATAAATGCTCTAAGAACCCAGAATCCTACGGTAATTATGATATGATTACCGTATTTTTTGCTTGTAACAATTTTATGAACTCCATTGACAAATCGAAATTTATCGATATAATATATAGTGTAATTACTAATTCGGTTCAAGGAGGTGTTCTGATGGAGCTTGATGAAAAACGCACTCCCATTGTTTTCAAAGCGTTATGCGATGAAAACCGTGTGCGGATACTCAAATACCTAATGGGTGGCGAGAAATGCGCCTGCAAACTGCTGGACGATTTGAATATCGCACAGTCTACGCTTTCCCACCACATGAAGATACTGACCGATTCGGGTCTGGTAGTCGGACGAAAAGAAGGCAAATGGATGCACTACTCCATTTCCCCGGAAGGTATAAATGTGGCAATCGGCTACCTGAACGCACTCAAAGGAAACGGATGCGCTTGCAATAACAAGTCGTGCTGTGAGAAATAA